TCCCTTACGGAGTTCAACCCGGAATCGGAGAGCTACGACAGCGATCTGGTCGAGCTTGTGCTCACCAAGCAGAGCAACCTGATCCGCACGCAGGGCTTGACGCCGTCTGCTGCCATGGACATGGCCGCAAAGGATGTTGCTGCGCGCTTCCTGACCAAGGCAGAGGCCAAGGAAGAGGCCAAAGGTCTGGCCAAGGCGAATGCTGCAGAGGATCGCAAGCAGGAGCAGGTGAAGAAGAACCTCGACACCCAGAAGCGCCAGCCTGCCAGCCTGAAAGAGTCCGGTATCGACTCCGACAAGCTCGGCAAGACCTCTGAGATGGACATGTCGACGATGACTGCCGACGAGATCAACGCGCTGCCTGAAGCAACCAAGGCTCGCCTGCGCGGAGACTTCGTCTGATGACCCATCTCCCTCACGAACAGCGGGTGATCGACGAGCATCAGGAGCTGCACGACAAACTGTCGCGTTTGTCGGTGTTTCTGAGCACCGACACCTGTCTGACTCTACCGTTCGAGGAGCGCAGTCTGCTCGCCCGCCAGCTGAAGATCATGAACGAGTACGCAGAGGTCTTGGCGGATCGAATCAACCGCTTCATGGCGCGTCACGAATAAGCTTTCTAACGGGAAGGGAGGTGATCGCATGTCTAAAGGTAAAGGTAAAGGTAAAGGCGGTGGCGGCAAGAAATGTTGAAAGAGTTGCTTAAATCTTAGTCACTCTGATACACTCTGAACCGCACCTACCTCGTGCTTGCATCCACCCGGATGCCGACCAGCCCCCGTAAGGGGCCAACTGTTTCATCTTCGCGGCTAGGTTAGCTCCCGAAAAGCACGATTCGCCCCGTGCCTGCCGCGAATTCTCTACTGGGCGTCTGATGGGCGAAAGACATGGCCGCAGCCAAGAATCCACGTATCCCGCACGTAGCAGCGCGAGCGGACATCTCGGACGGAAAGCACACCTGCACAAAGTGCTCAGCGCGAAAGCCGCTGAGCGAATTCGCAAAGCGCAGTGGCCGACCACTCGGAATAAATAGCACCTGCAAGGCCTGCATCAAGGTGGCGAACAAAATCAGCTACGCTGCCAATGCGCAGAAGAACTGCGCGTACGCCAAGGCATACCGCGAAAATAACGTCGAGCGAGTGGCCATGCTTCAGGCCAACTACCGCGATGCGAACCGTGACGCTTTGCGCCAGTATTTCAGAGACTATGCTATTAAGAATCCCGGAGCTGCTCTGGTCAAAGCGGTGAAGCGCAGGGCACAGAAGCTTTCCGCGACACCTCGCTGGGCAAACCCGATAAAGATTCGTGGCTTCTACGATGCGCTGAAGCTGCTCGGCAAAGGATGGCACGTCGACCACATCGTTCCGCTGAAACACAAGCTTGTCTGTGGACTACACTGCGAGGCAAATTTGCGGTTGATACCGGCGCTTGAGAACTTGCGAAAAGGCAACAGGGTGTGGCCCGACATGCCGTAAATTTATTTGCATCTCTGACGAACTCTGATAGTATCTGCCCATGAGTTCCGCTTAGCTGCCAGCGACACAGGTAGCAACCCGAGCTGAGGGTCAAATTAGCCGCTTCGTCCTACGCACAGGTCGTTTGTTTCGCAAGCCAGCGATATCGGCAAAGAGCTGAGGCCGCAAGACCTCGAAACATTCGATTTGAAATAGGAGGACACCATGTCCGTAACGAATTTTGCATTGCTCACCAATGAGCAAAAAACTGTTTGGTCGCTTAACGTCTAAGGACATCAGGCCCACCGCTGCGTAAGCAACGGATGGTTACTTTGCGAATTGCTGGAAACCCCTTAGAGCCTCTGCTCTACAACGTAGCTGGAAACGGCAAGCGTGATAGGTTGAAAAGTCAGAGGATTGGGCAATCAGCAGCCGAGCCGCTTAACTGCGGAAGGTTCAACGACTACCGGTGACACGGGTACTCCCAAGTGGGAGGAAGCGCAAAGCCCTCAGCGATGAGGTGAAGATATAGTCTGCTCTGCTGGGAAACCTGCAGCTGGCTGGGAAGCCAGAGATTGGAGTAACGATCCGATCTGAACACATGGTGATTTTTGGAAACAGGCACGCAACCAGTCGTTCATCAACAAGTTCCTTGGCAAAGACGCAAACGCCATGGTTCAGCACATCACCGAACTGAAGAAGACCGAAAAGGGTGCTCGCGCAGTCATCACCCTGTTGGCCGACCTCGAAGGTGACGGCGTTGTTGGTGACCGCACACTGGAAGGCAACGAAGAATCCCTCAAGTCGTACGATCAGGTGATCCGTATCGACCAACTGCGTAACGCCAATCGCCACGAAGGCCGCATGGCTGACCAGAAGTCTGTGGTCAACTTCCGCGAAAACTCCCGCGACAAGCTGTCCTACTGGTTGTCCGACCGTATCGACCAGATGGCCTTCCTGACGCTGGCTGGCCGCTCCTTCTCCTTGGGCAACTCCGGTCAGATTCGTGTTGGCTCCGACCTGAAGAATCTGGAGTTCGCCGCCGATGTCGTCGCCCCGTCTGCCAAGCGCGTCGGTCGCTGGGATGCCACCGCCAAGACCTTCAACGTCGGCACTGGCTCCAACACCGTCGTCGCCGCCGACCGTCCGACTTGGGAACTGTTCATCGCCCTGAAAGCCTACGCCAAGGAAAACTACATTCGCGGCATCAAGGAAAACGGCGGCGAAGAAACCTACCACGCCTTCCTGTCGCCGATGGCAATGTCGATGCTCAAGCTCGACCCGACCTACCGTGACAACCTGCGTTACGCCCAACAGCGTGGTGCCGGCAACGAGCTGTTCACCGGCTCGGCAGTCAAGGTCGACGGCATCTACCTGCACGAGTTCCGCCACGTACCGAACACCCGCCTCGCCGTTTCCGGCGTTGGCAAGTTCGGTGCTGGTCTGAACGTCGACGGTTGCCAGATTCTCTTCTGCGGCGCGCAGGCTCTTGGTATGGCTGACATCGGCAATCCGGAGTGGGTCGAGAAGGAATTCGACTACGACAACCAGCCGGGTATCTCGGTTGCCAAGATTCTTGGCTTCCTGAAACCACAGTTCACGACCCAGTACAGCGGCGGCACCAAGGAAGACCACGGCGTCATCTCCGCTTACGTGTCCCAGCAGTAATGACACAGCCCTCGTCGTGAGGTGAGGGCAGTTCCCAAATCTTAGGAGATTCAAATGACAAAACTTCTCGCCGCTCGCACTGCCCAGTACGTCATGGAAGCGGAATTCGTTTTCAACTTCGACGACACCATTGTCCCGGTTTCCGGTGGCACCCCGATTGTTGGCACTTCCGAAGTTGACTTCGGCAAGACAAACATCGTCGCTACTGTGGTCTCGGCAATCAACCTGCCGCAAGGCGCAGTCATCGTTGGCGGCTCGCTGACGACCGAAACGGCCTTCGACACGGCATCCTACACCGTGTCCGTCGGTGACTCTGGTAACGCCGCTCGCTACCTTGCTGCTGCCGACCGCAAGGCTGCTGCCAGCGTCGCCCTGTTGACGCCGGGTTATCGCAGTGAAGGTGAAAACCTGACCATGACGATCACCAACGCCGACGTGTGTACCGCTGGCAAGGCCACCTTACGCGTGCTGTACATCACCACTGGTCGCGCCAACGAATCCAACCCGAACTAACGTGGGCTTCACCGGGGCTTCGGCTCCGGTGCTTTTTACAAGGTCCGCCCTTCGGGGCGCACCTACTTAAACAAAAACGAGGATAGTCATGCCACTTTACACGTTGCACCGCACCCACACACTTCGCTCCACGTTTGGCGTCATCAGCTTCGTCAAGGGCGAAGAAACGATGGTGCCGCCGCTTCTCGAACGCGAAATCATCGCCATTGGCGGTCGTCGCGTTGAGGGCGACAACCCCGATGTGCTCGACGCCGAGAAGGCCGCACCGATTCCTCTGTCGTTCGACGAGCGCCGCGATGAAATCTTCGCCGCCTTCAAGCTGCTGGTCGAAACCAACGACTCAAAAGACTTCACCGGGGCAGGTGTACCTACCGTCGCCGCTGTGAAGAAATTGGTTGGCCTCGACGCTGACCGCGCCGAAGTCATCGAACTGTGGTCTGAGTTCCGCGTTCTGGCTGACGAGGCCAAGTAATGAACTCAACGGGCCTGTACGACGCCTTCCGTTCGGATGTGGTCGACACGGCCCGTCCTTATTTGTGGTCTGAAGACGAAGTCTGGCGCTACGCCAACGACGCCTACCGCATGTTTGTGCGGCTCATCGGTGGCGTGCCTGACTTCGACTCTGACATCTGCGCTATCGACGTAGTGTCGGGTGAGGCGGTTGCTGAGATAAACCCGAACATCGTACGTATCATGAGCGCCACACGGCGCTCGGATTCGAACGTGATCGACATCATCAACAGCACCGACCTCGGCAAGATGCGCTCCAAGGACTACGGCCAGACCAAGAAGCTGGTCATGGACAACGTCGCTGGCCCGGTGCGCTACGCTGTGCTGGGGCTACGCAAGAACGCCCTGCGCTGGATTCAGGTGCCTATCGAAGCCGACACTGTCGATCTGGTGATTTACCGTCTGCCACTCAGCACCATCAACGACTTCGACCAAGAGTTGACCGATGTCGAGGAAGACCACCACCTGCACCTGCTCGACTGGATGAAACACCTCGCCTACAAGAAGCATGATGCGGACACCTTCGACCCGAACGCGAGCGCAAAAGGGGAGGCCGATTTCAGAGCCTATTGCGCACAGGTGAAGGCCGAGATGTCTCGTTACCAGCACAAGAC